ATTCTGGGTTAGGTAAATCTCATAAGCTACTTATCCTTGAAGAAGGTATGAAGTTAGCTCAGATCGGTATCCCCCCAGAAGACGCTCAATTCCTGGAATCCAGGGTATTTTCAGTCAACGAAATAGCACGATGGTTTAATGTACCACCTCATAAAATCAAAGAGATGTCGCATTCGACTTACTCAAATATCGAACATCAGGCAATCGAGTTTGTTACTGATTCCGTTTTGCCTTGGTTAGTGAGATTTGAGCAAGGGTATGACCTGCAATTACTCTCACCAAAAGAACGTAACCGTAAATTTTACTTTAAGCATATAGTTGAAGGGCTATTAAGGGGCGATGCTGAGTCGAGGGGCAAGTTCTATAATCAGATGTTCATGATTGGTGCTATGACAATCAACGAAATTCGAGCTAAAGAGGACATGAATCCGACTAAAAATGGTGACGAACAGTTCGTTCCGTTAAATATGGTGCCATTAAGTAGGGCATTAGCACCGCCGCCTCCACCGCCGCCTATTCCCGATGTCGGGAATGAACCAGAACCAGAAGAAGTGGCAGAGGAAATCATCGAAGAAGAACGTTCTATACCTGGATATCGTTCAATACGTGAACGTAACAGCATACAGAAAAGCTACCATAAACTATTTGTATCTACCTCACAACGATTCGTTGAAAAAGAAACTAAGGCAGTCAAAGTAGCGGCCAATAAGCTCTTGACGCAACGAACAAAAGCACAATTTAGTAAATGGCTGGAGAATTATTACGAAACATTCGGTAAAACGATTGAACAAGACATGTTTCCTCTACTTATGACATATGCAGAAGATATTGAACGAGCAGCCAATAATGAGATAGGCGTTAAACCAGAAATGACTCCTGAATTAGCAGAGTTTATTAGGCAGTATAATGAAACTTTTTCGTTAAGGCATACAAGTTCATCTTTAGGACAACTACAGGCCATATTAAGGGACACTGAACCGGACGAAATGAGGGACGCTATTGATACAAGGGTGGGTGAGTGGCAAGAAAAATCTCCAGAAAAAATTGCATCAAACGAGACAGTTAGGGCAAATAATGCAGTAACGAGATTCGTTTTTATTGCAGGGGGGATTACTAAGTTAGTATGGATAAATACAAGCGCAAAACCATGCCCTTATTGCGCTGCTTTAAATAATAAAGTGATAGGAATTGAATATCCATTTATTAGTCAAGGAGATTTTCAACCAAAAGGCGTTAGTACAGGAATGAAGATTAGGGGTGATCATTTTTCACCTCCCCTTCACATTGGGTGTAGCTGCTCGATAAGTCCGCAATAGGAGGGTTTATGGAATTTATTTATAAAAATAAATTGCTTTATTTAAAGACAGAACAGGATATGGAGATGTGGGGAAAAGGTTATTTAACCTTACATGATGGTGAATGGGTTTATTATTACAAAATGGAGGATTTAAAACCTTTATGAACTCACAAACAAAACTACATGATGTTGCTTTTGGGTTAGTTATGTATCTGAAGAAGAAGAATCTATCAAGTAGTGAATCAATATCGGTACTGAAACTGACTGACAAGATAATTAAAAACAAAGAATACTCATTAGCGAAGGATTACGAGATAAGGGATGCCGCTGCCTAAAGTTGTCAAGGGTGAATCTAAGAAAAAGTTTATGGACAGGTGTTTATCATCAGACATTATGAACAAGGAATATCCAGATAATAAACAACGCTATGCTGTATGTAATAGCATTTGGGATAAATCAAAGAAAAATATCAATAGTGGAGTTCTAAATATGTATAAAAAAAATAAAGATAAAATAGATTTTGATATTCAATCCCATGAAAAACTTATTAGAATTTTAAGAGAAGAAAATATTGGATTTGAAGATTGGGAATATTTAATTCACCATATTCATAAAGATAAAACAACTGGAGCAGAGGAAGTCCATCATTGTTTTATGGTAGATCATTTAGGAAATCTTTATAAAATAGGTCATATTAAGGATATAAATGGTGATTTTAAACATTGCTTAATTGGATTGGAAGAAGATCAAGATGTTTATTGGTCTGACGAGGAGGCGGAGGCAGATGGTCAAACGATCCCCTGTGCAAATAGGCAATTAGAATGATAGCACATCCTGCAGATTGGAAAGAGGTTGGCAAAGAGGCTTCTTTGTCGAAAATAGAATTTTTGATAATTAAAATTCTTAAAGAATTAGATTGTCAATCTTTATCTTTATCCGGCGGAGTTGATTCGGCTCTTTTGCTTTCTTATTTAGTGGATATTTATGGGAAAGATATTACTTGTTATACTATTGCTTGTAGTTTTGAACATGAGGATTCGATAAATTCACATTTTATTGCTAATAAATTTGGGGTAAAACTTATTCGTCATATTATGCCTTATATCCCACCTACTTTTAAAGAGGAAGGAGATCTCCCAGGTGATGAAATCGTTAGGGCTTTTTATAATAATTTAAAGAAATTGGGAGTTAAAAGGATTATTACCGGAGATGGCATTGATGAATTAATGGGTGGTTATTATTACCACATGAAGCAACCAGGAGAAAAAAGCTTTTTTCGTTATTTAGCAAAACTTCAAAAACAACAATTAATTCCTTTGGATAAAAATAGTGGGCAGATAGAAGTACTTCTTCCTTATCTGGATTTTAGGTTAATAAATTTACTAAGCTATTTTCCAACATGGAAGAAATTTGATAGTCGTTCGAGAAAAAAGATTATTTATGCTTTAGCAAAGAAGAAAGGTCTTCCAAGTTGCATATTGGAAAGAAGAAAATATGGGTTTTGTGATGCAATGAGAATAAAATAAAACTAAAAGAGGGTACAGGGCATAATGTACTATAAAACGATAACACATGATATGAAAGAACCTGATAACAAGAAATTATCATATAAAGGCTGGAAAGATAAGACGTTTAGAATAGAAGGCGAGCTAATCATGTGGAAAAACGGACTGTATTTGTATAAGTCATTGTCCAATTTGACTGCTGGTAATTTCGGATCGAGAGTATTTGAGGCCGTGTCCATAGGCGAATATATTGAAGATATTGACAAAAAGGTATGTAGAGAAATAAGGCTGGTAAGAGAGCTTAGTCTGGATGAAATATGTGTAGAAGAACTGGATAATGGATGGGCATACGGATATTGCTTCTATGTTAAAGACAGGCCAGAAATAAGAGACAAACTTGTTGGTAGTAGTTTGGCATTTTGGTATTGCCTTTGTGTTGAAGACAGGCCAGAGATTAGAGACAAAATTGTTAATAGTAGGGAGGCATATTGGTATTGCCGTACTATCGAAGATAGGTCAGAGATAAGGGCAAGGATTATAGAAGGTAAATGGGCGTATAGATATTGCTGTGATGTTGGAGGTTATATTTCCAGAATTCCTCTTCGAGATCGTGTTTTAAATCAGTAAAGAAGTGGCATTCATGGAGAGAGTACCTGAATGGGTAATTAAAAGAGAAAAGAGGGGGTTTTGTGATGCTTTCAGCTAAATGGATAGAAGAACAAATAAAAAAAAGGATGGCAAGTAAACGTAAATTCTTTAAAGAGGGCAATGAAATGAACAATATAGAACGCCGGTGTATGCCGGAAGCCGAAATAAGGATTGCAAGTGACGAATTTCCAATGATTGAAGGCTATGCAGCCGTGTTTAATAAATGGACAGACCTTGGTTACTTCAAGGAAAGTATAGCACCTGGAGCATTCAAAAGAGCTATTAAGCAGGGGGACGTGAGAGCATTATTGAATCATGATCCTAACTATGTACTGGGCCGAAATAAGGCTGGTACATTGGAACTCAAAGAAGATGACAAAGGATTAGCTGTTGGAATTAGTCCTGCTGATACAACTTGGGCTAATGATTTAATGAAGTCTATGAAGCGCGGAGATGTTAATCAGATGTCCTTTGGATTTAACGTAATTAAATCAGATGATGACTATAACAAGAATACAAGAATATTAAAGGAAGTCAATCTCTTTGATGTTAGTGTTGTAACATTTCCTGCATATCCTGAAACAAGTGCAGAGGTAAGAGCATTGTTTCAAAAACAGGAACAAAAACAAGAAATAGATCCAAGATTGATTGAAGTATTAGACAAATTACGATCAGGAGAAGAAATAACAGAAGAAGATTTTGAGGTACTAAAGAAATATGCACCTACAATATCTGATAGCGCAACCACAGAGCAGGACGAAGTTCACTCTGATGATGAGCAGCTTGTGGCCACTCCTAAAGAGGAGCAGGGAAGCAAGCACTCAGGCGACTTGGAGCGTGATGAAGGTATCAACATAGAGGTAAAGGTAGATCCTACCAGCGAGATATTAATTAAAGCTGAAAGGATTGCCCCTAAACAACCTGAGAAGGTAAAACCAAAAACAGATAAATGGAGGTTATTCCAAGATGAAGACAATAACTGAGTATCAAAGTGATATCGGAGACCTTATGCGTAAGAATGAAGATCTAAATACAATTCTTATACATGAGAACCGAGATCCCTCGAATGAAGAGTTACAAATAAGGAACGAAATTATAGATCGTATAAAAAAGATTCGGACTATCGTTGATAGTATGGAACGTGAGCAGAACTTGAAAGATGAGTTAGCAAAACCAGCTCATGCACCTATCAAACCAGAAGTTGATCTTGAATCAAGATCAGCAATTACAATGCCTGATCAGAATAGACGAGACAGTTTTGGTTCTTTCGGTGAACAACTTATAGCCGTTATGAACGCTGGGCTACCTGAAAGGCGTGTTGATCCGAGACTGTATCAGACAAGGGCGACTGGTATGGGTGAGTCGATTCCCAGTGACGGCGGATTTCTTGTCCAGACCGATTTTACTGCGGAACTTTTAGCTGATGTATTTGCAACAGGTCGTTTGGCGTCATTGTGTCGCAAGATTCAGATTTCAGGTAATGCTAATTCGATCAAGATTAATGGTGTTGATGAAACAAGCAGGATCGCTGGATCACGACAAGGTGGAATTAGAGGCTATTGGAAAGACGAAGCGGCTGCTAAAACTCAAAGCAAACCTAAGTTTAGGCAAATCACGCTTGAGCTTAATAAGCTGATTGGGCTTTGCTACGCCACTGATGAATTACTCGATGATGCTGCGGCACTTGAAGGTATTATCCGTAACGGCTTCAACTCTGAGTTTGGTTTCATGGTTGACGATGCCATAATAAATGGTTCGGGCGCAGGTCAACCCTTAGGTATTCTTAACGCTGGGAGTTTGGTTACTCAGGGTAAGGAAACTGGGCAAGCGGCTTCTACAATCGTGGCACAGAACGTGATCAAGATGTGGAGCAGATTGTTTGCATCAAGTAGGCCAAACGCTGTATGGCTAATCAACCAGAACTTAGAGCCTCAGTTGCATACGATGAGTATCGCAGTTGGTACGGGTGGTATTCCGGTTTATATGCCTGCTGGTGGCCTGAGTGCGTTACCTTATGGAACGCTGTTCGGAAGACCCGTCATGGCCATTGAACAATGTCAAACTTTAGGAACTTTGGGCGATATTTATCTTGGCGATTTCAAAAACGGGTATTTATTAGCTGAAAAGGGTGGAGTGAAAGCTGATATGAGTATTCATGTCCAGTTCCTGTATGATGAGAGCGTTTTTCGGTCAAGAATAACAGGCCGCTCAATAGAGCAATCTATTGATGAAAACTCTGTGAATTCAGGGAATACCTTAGCAAGTAATGTTGAAGGCAATCCTGAGCCAAGCCCAGCAATGGGAAGGTGCAACGACTATTCCTTAACGGAAGTACACTCAAGTGAGTGGAAGCGCAGAGCATCCCTTAATTTAGAAGCCTCTTTGGGGATGGTGATATAGTCTAATCTGCATGGAAACATGCAGCAGTTCCGAAAGGAACGGATAAAGCCTAACGAACTTTATTGAATGTAAATGTTGTTATGAGATTGGACGGACAGCCGGTAAGGGCAAGCGCTTTAACTCCCTACAAGGGCGGAGCGACTTATACCCAAAGTCATTTTATCACTTTACAGGCAAGAAGTTAAACAGTTAACCATTTAAATTTTATTGACATATAACCGCTTCTTTGATATAGTAGTAAGTATGATGAAAAGAATATTTACTACTTAAACAAAGGAAAAACATGGCAAAATTTAAAGATTTAACAGGACAAAGATTTGGTCTTTTGACTGTAATCAAAAAGTCTACAAAAGATAAATATGGTCATACTCTTTGGGGATGTAAATGTGATTGTGGTGGAATTAAAATTGTTCAAAGTGGTGATTTAGGCCGTAGAATTAATAGTTGTGGATGCTTGGTTCATAGGGCTGGGAAAGATCACCCTACATGGAAAGGTGGAAAGGTCAAAGTAGAATGTTCAAAACCTGGATGTGATAAAACCAAGATGGTTTATCCTTCTTTGAAATATTCTACATCCTATTGTAGCGAGAAATGTAGAATAGAACATCGTGCATGGATCAAAAGCGGTGAAGAGAATGGAATGTATAAGGGTAAAATAAAAGTTGCATGTACTTGTTGTGGAAAGGGATTTGAAATTTCACCTTGTATGGATGATTTATATAATAAGCATTTTTGTAAAGGAACAGATTGCTTTAATAAATGGCGGTCGGAAAATTTGAGAGGTGCTAACAATCCTAATTATAATGGTGGCACTCCTGAAAAGCGGAAAATCCGAAAAAGGGTTGCAGCAGCTATGAGAAAAGCAATAAGGCAGAGGAAAGCTGGTAGGCATTGGGAAGAATTGGTTGATTATAGCTTAGAGGATTTAATAGAACGATTAAAATCGACCATTCCGCAAGGCTATTCATGGAAGAATGATTTTGTAAATGGTAACAATATTCTCCACATAGATCATATTATTCCAATGTCTTCTTTCAACTTTGATTCACCTGAACAGATGGATTTTAAGAAATGTTTTGCTTTAGATAATTTACAATTATTGCCAGCCATAGAGAATATGCAAAAGAGTGCAAAATTTGATAGGTCATTCCAGCTATGTTTGGCCTTTTGATATCAAAGAAGCGGTTAATCTATAACAACCCCCTTCGGGGGGCTTCAGCTAAAGGAGAATTATTATGAGATTAGGAGAAGAAAAAAAGATTGTTCCAGTATTGAACTCAGCGGATTATGTTGCTGGTGTATCTATGGACTCAATCAATATGAAAAATTATCATCGGGCAACTTTTATTTTAACGTTTGGGGCTATTACTGGTGACGCAGTAATGACGGTCAATAGTGGTGCAACCGATGCGGCTTTAACGTCCCCCCTTACTTTCAATTATGCGCTTGGTGGAGCAGCTATAGCCGCAGCGAGTGCTGATGTATTGGCAGCTAATACAGCAGTAGCTACTCTGACTTTAACTGCTGCCAGCTATGCAAGCAAAATGTTGGTGGTCGAAGTTGATGCTTCTGCTATGGACATTGATAATGCTGAGGAATGGCTTACAGTCGCTTTAAGTGCTGCTGCTTCTGCTGGTATTTTACACGCTGTAGCAGTTCTTGAGCCAAGATATTCCAAGAATAGATCAGTTACAGCATTAGCATAAACCTTATTAGGGTCGCTCTTAATAGGGCGACCTATAACTTAAACCCTAATCGAGAGGATAAGTTATGTCATATTACGAAGATATAAAGAGCAGGAATATTATAAGTGCGATCAAGGATCTTCTGAGAGCTAAATCAGTATCTTTGCGTGATAGTGATAGCAAAGTAGAAGTAAATGTTACAACTGGGTGGGATACTCCGTGGCGATTTATAAAGCAAAGTTATGGAACAGACTGTAATCTATGGAAAAATATAATCTTTGACCATATCGTAGCAAAGAATATCCCTAAAGATAAATGGTTTGTACCTATAGGATGTATGGATTGTTTCAAGGTTGTTGTCAGACCACAGACATTGAAACAACTTTTCGCATTAGAGGAACTTCAGAAGAGATTAGATCGACCAAGTAAATGTGGTATTGAAATAAGACCGCATGTTTTTGGTAACTATGGTGGATATTTTTATAATCGTGGTTTAGAGAAAGGCTTACAATGCTATAAGATAGTCAGAAAAGCTGTTAATGAAGATGAATTACTTGGCCCTGATATTCCAATTATTTTAAAGCGTGCCTGTACTGAAATGGAGCATGGTGTTGGCCCAAGCAATAAATGGGAAGTAACATCAGAGCAACTTGAACTTGAGCTACTTATTAAAGAGAAATTCGTAAATGACAGTAAAGTTATCCCTCAAGCAGAACATTGTATAGACCATGTACACCAATTATGGATAGAAAAGGCTTATGAATGGGGAGATACAACTGTAATGGAATATCTTGATGATAAACCATTATATCCTACTTTAGTTACCTATCATCATTTAGCAGAGGAAAAGAAAGAACCTGAAAAGAAGAAAACTAAATTAAAAACAATTTAATCCCTTTACCTTAAAGGGTACTCGAAAGAGTGAAGGAGAGACAAAATGAGTAGAACAAGTTGTAAATATTCATGGCACGACACTGGGCGGCAAGTATTTTACGACAATTCAACCTATGAAACCCTTTTAGCACAATATCCAATCAGTTTTTATGACGACTTCCTTGGAGCAGACCTTGTAATTCCTCCCTTCGGCACTGATGAATCAGGCTGTAAGTGGGTTTATAAGGATGTTTCTGCTGCTGGTGCGCCTACTTGTGCTAAATTAGCTGATGCAGTAAATGGAGTTATAGAACTTGACCTTGATAATACTAGTGAAGTGCAAACCGTTGAAATGGACTTTGATGATCAGCTCGTTTTTTCAATAGCGCAAGGTTTGATATTTGAGGCTCGGATTTCAATGTCAGTTTTACCGGATGCTTCAACAGCAAGAGGTATATTTGGCATGGGCGGAGCTTGGGTTGCAGAAGGGGCGGCGCATCGAGTAGGGTTTGAAATCCTAACTGCTGGCGTAATAAACGCAGAAGAAGATGACGCTGTTACTGATACTTCGGCGAGTACAGGTATTACGGCGGTAGCTGGAACATATAACATATTCAGGGTTGACTGTACAACTCAAACCAACATTAAATTCTTTATTGATGGTGCCAGAGTGGCGGCTTCGACGACCTTTGCTAATGCTTCTGCTGGAGCTAATCTTAAAATGCAGCCTTATTTTGGATGCACAAAAACGGCTGCCACTTCACAAGCGACAATGCTTTGTGACTATATAAAAATATTTCAAAACAGATCATAAGGGGGTGCTATAATGGGTAGAACAAGTTGCGAATATAATTGGATGAACACCGGGAAGCAATGTTTCTATGACAATAGCACTTATGAAACCTTACTTGCTATGTATCCAGGTAGTTTTGGTGATGATTTTGCCGGGGCTGATTTAGTAATATCTAATATTGCTATTGCAGCACAAGGTACTATTACGATGGCAGGAGTTGCTATTGCCAATGAAACTTTTGTAATTGATACTCAGACTTTTACTTGGAAGGCAGCTCGTGCTATTGCTGGTGAAGTCACTATCGGTGCAAATGCAGCGGCTGCGGTGACTAATATAGTTACAGCAGTTACAGCCGATCTTGCGAGTGTTACAGCAGTTGATGGAGCCGGAGATACTGTTGTTATTACAGTAGTACTTAGAGGCTCAGCAGGGAATTCCCTGGTTTTCACAGAGGCATCATCTAATATGACAGTTGACGGAGCTGGGACTTTAGGAGCAACTACATCAGGGACAGATGTTGAATCTGGTTGTAAATGGGCAAAGAAGTTAGTGGGCGCTGCGCCTCCAACGGTTGCGAAGTCTGCGGATGTAGTAAATGCTCATGTCCTTTGTTCATTAACCGCTGATGCCCAAAAACAGGATGCTGCCTTACATTGGGATGACCAGCTTGCTTTAAGTATTGCTCAGGGTGCTATCTTTGAGACAAGACTTTCGTTAACTACTTTACCGACTTTGCTTGGAGTCGCCTCTTTTGGCCTATGGGGTGCATGGGCAGATGGGGGAAGTGCTTACAGGGTAGGCTTTGAAGTACCGGCTGGCGGGATTGTTACTTGTGAAAGTGATGACGCTGCCACCGATACAGCGGCAGCCACAACGACAACCCTTGTAGCTGGAACATATAACATCTTTAGAATTGACTGTACAACTCAGACCGATATCAAGTTTTTCATTGATGGTGCGAGGGTAGCAGCCAGCACGACTTTTACCAATGTTGCAAGTGCGGCAAACGCTAAGTCACAGCCTCATCTTGGATTGTATAAGGCAAGTGGTGCAGGTCTTGGAGTAATGTCAGTTGATTATGTACGCTGCTGGCAAAACCGGAGTTAATTAAACTAATTAGTGGATCGTTGCATTAACGTAATATAGGGGAGGGGCAACTCTTCCCTATAGAGGTTGAAAATGGCAGTCAAACTAATAGATTTCATCAGAAAATATATCGGTTTATCTACTGACACCAAACCAACTGGCGTGGAAGTAGGGGCAGAGTTCTTTGAGTACAATACTAAGGACAGATATATCACTTATGATGGAACTAACTGGACTAAAATAATCGAATGAGGTTGCTATGAATTTAGTAATCAATGAGGAATATATAAAAGCATTAAACGCTATCAACGAAAGCTATTACAACTTATATAATTTATCAGATGTAATAGAGGAAATGATAGATGAACATTTAATAAGGGAAAATGGCAAGCTGGGTATAATTACAAATGGTAAATTCATAGAACCTTAAAAGGAGAGCGATAAACCATGATAAAAAACAAACCTAATTCCACAAATGATTTTATTTCATTTGTCGCTGCTACACCTGCCAACCCGAAGTTTTATGCGGACACAGGGCATTGGTATTTGTCAAAAGGAATTGTTGGTATAAATAATGTCAGTCTCATAGTAACAAAGGAGAAAGGATATGGCTGTTAAACTAATTTCATCTATCCAAAATTGGGTAGGTTTGTCTGGTGATACAAAGCCGACTGGCGTGGCCGTTGGCTCTACTTTCCTCGAGTACGATTCAAAATTACGCTGGATTACTTACGATGGTACTCTCTGGTCGAAATACAAGTTTGAACTTGGCCAGGTGAACACTGCTGTCAGTCGGGACATGCCTTACTTGACGGAGTTCTGGGAGACTGAATCTCTTGTAGCGACTACCTGGGAAACAATTATTGACGGTGCAGGTACTGAGGCTTTTGGAACGGCTGGCGGGTATATGTATTATGACATAGACACCGCTGCTAATACAGATGATGATGTCTTTATTAATTCTAAGTACCGTTGGCAGATTAGACCAGGGATTTTTGGTGATTCAAACACTATGATTGAGCGGTTCGTCTTGGAATGGGAAGCGCAAGCGGTCACAGCAATCGGAAGTCATGACAATACTCACTTCTTTATGGGGTTAAGTTCTGCCAAAACTAATGATATTACACAGCAAAACGTAATTGGATTTCAGTTAGTTGCTGATGTGTTATATGGAAAATGTGATAAAGCCGGAACCGAGACAGGTGGTGTGACTGGTGCGATTACAGCAACTTTGACTAACTGGAATAAATTCAAAATCACGGTCGAGGCAGCCAGCATTACTTTCTCACTAAATGGTACTGATCAAACTGTTCTAACCAATGTAGCTTCACAGCCCGACGTTGCTCAATATCTTGTGTTTGGCACGAGAGCAGAAGGAATGGCAGCAGTAGGATTGAACATCGGGAATATCAAGGCCTGGTATGAAGAAATAATATAAAAGGAGAATCTAATGTCAAACATTAAAGATAGAGATAGAGTAGACCAATTAAGTCAGTATCTTGTTGATGGCGACGGAGACTTTGTTACTGGCACAAAACTACCAAGCAATGTTTCCTTGTATGATATCCTTGCCGGTGCAAACGGTATTCCAACGTCTTTCCCTGCATCAGCATTACCGGCAGCCGGTATATCAATGGTCGAAGTATTAAGGGAAGCATACGATCAAGGAGAGAAAGCGGTAGCGACAGGTGCTGCGGTTATGTCAAATGCCTTAACAGTCTTCACGATTGCCGGTGGGCCGATTGAGCTTTTAAATATACTGGCTGTTTGTGTTACTGGAAATGATGCGACTGCTTCGACATTGTTATTCTATGCAGATCCCACAGATGGAGCGGCTACTGATTTATGTGCTGCTTCAGGTACTTTAGCAAGTTTAGCAGCCGGAAATATTGTAAACATAACTGGTACATTAGCGACTGGTGCAGTCATCACGACAACAGGAACAGCCATATCGCAAGCTGGAAAGATTGTAGTGCCGGTTGGTATTATAGGCTTAACGATAGGCACTGGTTCGACTACTGGCACATGGACAATCAATATGAGATATAAACCGCTTGCTCGTGAGGTAACGGTTACAGCAGCATATTAAAGGATAACTTATGAAAACCACAATCGTAACGGCGCCTGCACAATTACCCGTGTCCCTGGACGAGGCAAAGGATCACATGAGAGTTACTGTCACATTAGATGACGGTTATATCCAAGGTCTAATCATAGCGGCTACAGCTTACGTTGAAGAAGTTCTAAGGCGTAAATTGATAACTCAGACCTGGAAATTGTTCATGGATAATTGGCCTGATGGCAACTATTTTGAATTGCCTTACGGTCAATTACGATCAGTCACGCATGTTAAATTCACAGATTCAGATGACACGGTACAGACGACTTTTGATGAAGACGACGAATGGACTTCTGATACTGACAGCGATCCTGGGAGAGTGGTTTTAAAATATGGCGAGGTCTGGCCTGGTGATACATTGGCCGCAGAAAATCCAATCGAAACTCAATTCGTATGTGGATATGGTGCGCATACTCCGCAAGATATTACAGGGGCCACTAATGCTACGCCGATTGTTATTACGATTGTAGGGCATTTATATGTATCAGGCGATAGGGTTGTTGTCATTGATGTTGGAGGCAATACAAACGCAAACGGAACTTGGGTGATTGAAAAGGTCGATCTTGATACGTTCAAGCTCCTGGGATCAGCAGGAAATGCGGCCTATACGAGCTTGGGGACATCAACTGAAATCAGCGTACCGGAAGCTATTAGGCAGGCGATTAAAATTTTAGTTTCAGACTTATACGAGAATCGAGAAGAAAATATTGTCGGTATGACAGTTACGACATCACTGAAGACAGTTGATAATTTGTTATACCCATATCGCCTCTGGGGATTCTAACGCAACCTGGTGGCGATTAGGGCACTTAGATTGAATATTAG